CGATCGCGCAAGATGGTGGCAGTATGTGACTACTGGCAAGGTTCCAGCGTGGCTGTATTTTGTGAAATTCGAGGGAATGACCGAGGAAGATGCAAAAGCAATGGTCAAAGAAGCTCAGCCAGACGAACCAACATTATTTGGAGAGGAGTAAAAAGATGTCAGATAAACCAGTAACAAGGGAAGAAAAATATCTTGCATACTTGACAGGTGATTACACGGGCGAGATTCCGAAGCCGATCACGAGAAAAGAGAAGTATTTATACGAATTATGTTTAAAAGGAATAGGCGGTGAGATTTCGCCGGAAGAAATCAAGAATGCAGTAAATGAGTACCTTGAAAAGAATCCGGTCAAGCCCGGAGCCACGACAGAACAGGCGCAGCAGATCGAGCAGAATAAAAAGGATATTGGTTCACTGAAAACGGAAACTGGTTCGCTAAAGGAAGATTTAACACAGTTAGAGGAAGCAATAAACTATGTGAAAGTCACCGATATGCTTGGCTCGATTTCTGGTTTTGGATATAGCAAAAATGTAACAAATCCACAATGGATGAATAACGAATTTTCATGTGAATCCAGTGGGGATGGATTCTGTGCTATCGGCAGTTTTGATAATTATTATTTGAAAAGTGGCAGAAAGTATATTGTTGCTTATGAAAGCAGTGGACAATGTATACTTAGAGGAATGAACGAATATGTTTATAGTGATACTATTTCCAGTAATATCGGTGCTAGCTTCCCATTAAATAGTTTTGTAAAGTTTGAGCCAACAAAAGATGCCGTTATTTGTGTAACAGACATTCCAAGTGGTACTATATCAATTAAAATTACTGTATTTGATGTCACAGCGGTTGACGAAAGTGTATTAAATGCTATTGATTTTACGGATATGTCAATAAGTTATTCTATTGTTATTGTCGAAAGAGCAACACTGGCAGACAGAGCAACACTGGCAGACCATGCTAATACAGTCACGACAATCGAAGGCGCTAAAAGTGTTAATCTAATTGATGAAACAACCGTTAGCGGAGCAACATCAAATAGTGGAAATACACTGATGTATGTTAAAGATAATGCAACTTATACATCAAGTGGATTTAAATTTAAGGCAGAAAGCGGAAAATCTTATTACGTAGGTGCAATTATAACAAACAATGCTGATGTACCACTAAAGGGTGTATCAAGGGCATATTCTGGGGTGACTGATAGCACATATCTTGGGATTATGTCTGTTGGCTCGATATTGATTGATATGATTAAGATAGATGGTATAGACGGCGAAATTGGAGTTTATTATTCCACTTATTCTGCCACAGCTTACTCGGTAAATTACACAATGCAAATGTTTGCGTTCGAAGATTTGGGCGGAAGTTTTGAAATGTATAAGCAAAAAATGCTATCCAATTACGCTGTTGATAGGGCTGTTTATTCCGACATAGCAAGAAGTTGTATGTCTGGCATGGAACAGAAAAAAATATGTGCTTTTGGTGACAGCATTACGGCACAAGCAAAATGGTATGACTGTTTAAAAGAAAAATTAGGTATATCAGTGATTTACAATCGAGGTATAGGTGGTACTCGAATCAGTGGTGACGGTGCAAACGCTATGTGGCAAGATGTTCGAATAAATGCACTCGAAGAGGATATTGATTGTTTACTCATCATGGGTGGAACAAACGATTCTGCTCAAGGTGTAACCATCGGAGAAATGAGCAGAGATAATCTTGATACAAGTACTTTTGTAGGTGCTTATAATGTGCTTTTGAGCAAGGTTTATTGCAAATACTATCATCTTGGGACTCATGAGGGAATTACGCAGACAACAGAAACAAAGCCTATCCAGATTATGCTTGCAACACCTATTTACTGTAATGATTCGGCATATGGAAATATGGATAATATTGCAGAAGCTGTCAGAGGTATTGCAAATATGTGGGGCATTCCAGTGGCTGACCAACACGCAAAGAGCGGTATCAATGCTGTTACATCAGAACTATATCTTGCAGATAAAGTGCATCCAAATGACGAGGGCGGAAAGCGTGTTGCGAATGTATGGGCAAACGCATTAAGAGAAAATGCCGAACTAAACTAAAAAAGAGCTTTAGCGAACCAGTAAAAAACCAAAACATGTACCACGACTTTTGACGAAAGAGGTGATATGCTATACTTAGTCCAGAATATTTACGCCGGATAACAGAGGGCAGTGAACAGATTGCTGAAGAACTGCATCAGTATATCATCTCTGAGATCGTGTCGAGAATGATGGCAAGAATTGGCAGAGGTGAGGATTATATTCTGACCAATGCTGATGCGTGGAGAATCAGAACACTACAAGAATCTGGTGAACTGCTAGAGGACATTTTAGCGGAACTATCCAGATATACCAAACGCGAACAACAGGAACTTCTTGAAGCGTTTGAAGATGCCGGAATCACTGCAATGAACTATGATGACAAGGTTTATAAGACAGCAGGATTAAACCCTGTACCGCTCGAGCAGTCACCAGCTATGATAAGGCTCATGGAGCGGAACATGAATCACTGCTTAGGAGATTGGAGAAACTTCACAAGAACAACCGCAAGTGCCGCTCAGAGACTCTATATCAAGCAATGTGACCTTGCTTATAATCATGTGATGACTGGGGCAGTTGGGTATACGCAAGCCATCAAAGAGGCAGTTAATAACGTTGTGAGTGATGGTGTATATGTTGAATACATAAACAAAGAGACAGGAAAGAAAAGACGCGATACAATCGAAACAGCAGTAGCACGTTCCGTCAGAACCGGTGTGGCTCAGGCGTGCGCTGATATTCAGTTGGCAAGAATGAAAGAAATGAGATATGGCTTAGTGCTGACATCGGCGCATATAGGAAGCCGCCCAAGCCATGAAGTGTGGCAAGGGCAGGTATTCTCTATAGACTGGGAAAAATTAAAAGAAATCAAGCCTTATCTTTAACAGAATCGAGATACAATGAAATTGCTTTATCGAGTATTTTGCTGATAGGTATTCCAGTATCATCAGAATACGATTTTAATTTTTCATAAATTTCACGATCAATAGCATTTGATATTGCTACACGGTTTTTTAAACCTCTGTTATTTGACATTTTATTCAACTCCTTTCATACTAAAGTTTATCATAACTTTCAACTACTTGCAATTAAAATAAAATAATGATATAATTGAATGTAGATAAATGTAGTTGAAAGGAGAAAGCACAATGACTTTTGAAGAATTTTGTATTAAAAATGGTAAAAAAAAACCACTTTCAGGAAAATCCTACAGATATTCTCACGGAATGGCAGGAACTCGATTATACAAAATATGGGCAGGCATGAAAATAAGAACATCTGAAAAGGCACAGCCTCATAACAAAGTGGCGTATTTTGATAGAGGAATAACAGTATGTGATGAATGGAAAGAATTCAAACCTTTTTTATTATGGGCTTACACAAGCGGGTACGAAAAAGAACTTACAATAGACAGGATAGATGTTAATAAAGGGTATTCTCCTGATAATTGTCGGTGGGTGCCATTAGAATGGCAAAACAACAACAAACAAAGCAGTTGGAAAATTAAATACCAAGGAGATACAAAAACCGTAGGTGAATGGGAACATTTCTTTGGCGTTCATCGTGAATATATAAGAAAAAGGCTTAATCATGGATGGACTTTTGACGAAATTGTAGAAAACATAAAAAATCCCACAACATTAAACAAGAACAATAAAAGTGGTATAAAGGGAGTTTTATTTGACAATAATCATTCAAAATGGAGAGCTTATATTTCTGTAGGCGGAAAACGCGTAGAAGATCGAGTTTTTAAAACCAAAGAAGAAGCAGTGATGGCAAGGAAACAAATGGAATTAAAATATTGGGGATATACAAATATTGAGTAATTATGGGGTGACTATTTATGAATAAAAAACATACTTATCCTGATTTTATTGAAAATTGTCATTATGGCGAAGCCGATGGAATATGTGGAGTAAATTGCAGACATCATTTTTCGGTTTGGGTGGAAGGAATGCCGAATCCCTATGCAGAACTATCAGCACAGGATAAAGCTAACAAAGGCAAACAGTACGAAAAAGAACAGCGGCAACGTACTTATGAGCGGAGAATCCGCAAAACGAAGCGTGAAGTCCTTGGAATGCAAGCGGCGGTTGATAACTGTAAGGATGAGCAGACAAGATTCGCACTTCAGCAAGACCTTGACCGGAAGTCTTATCTTTTGCAGAAACAAAATGCTGCATATAAAGATTACTGCAAGCAGAACGATTTAAGAGAACTGCAAGACCGGCTTATGATTGCGAAGTGGAACCGCCAGAACGCCGCAAAAGCCAGAGGAGCGGCAAAGAGATATAAAACAGCAAAGGGGATTGACTGATGGATAGATGGGAGTATTTCAATCCGAATCCTGTTAAGGATAAGAGAACAGGAGATTGCGTTGTCCGGGCAATATGTAAAGCAACCGGGTTTGACTGGGAAACAGTATTCGCCGGACTAATGGTACAAGCGTGTTCTCTATCAGATATGCCAAGTGCAAATTATGTCTGGGGAGCGTATCTTTATAAGCATGGATACAGACGCAAACTGATTGAACAGTCAGAACGATATATCTATACAGTCAATGACTTTTGCACAGACCATCCGACAGGCACATACATTCTCTGCATAGATGGCCATGTGGTGACGGTACAAGACGGTAAATATTTCGATACATGGGATAGTGGCAATGAAATCCCGGTATATTACTGGGAAAAGGAGTAGCTAAATGAGCATATCAGAATTTGTACAGATTTTCCTCTCTATCTGCGGAGGGGTGTCCATTGTCGGAGGGGCGGCGGCTGTAATTTTTAAGTGGATTACTCCGGCATTCCGACTTAATAAGCGAGTAGAGACACTGGAAGAACATGACAAACGAGATTACGAGAGCCTTCAGAGGATTGCAGAGCGTGATTCATTGATTCTGGAAGTATTATCAACCATGCTGGACAGTCAGATCAGCGGGAATAACGTGGAGGAATTAAAAAAAACAAAACAGAAGCTTACAAATTATCTTGCACAGAATCAACGTTAATTGCATTAATAAGGGGTATGCTCATGAAGTTATATGTATTCACTAAGAAAGATATAGACAGATTCTTGACAGAGTGTAATTTCACACCGGACGAGGAAAGACTGTTTCGACTGAGATGTCAGGAACACACCCTTGAATACTGTGCTGAACAGATGAATGTGAGTATATCCACGGCGAAACGATTGAGCCGGAGGGTGAACAATAAAATAATTAAAGTATGCTAAAAAGTAGGGAGAGGATATTTTTACCCTCTCCCATTTTTTTTAACAAAAATCTTCTTTCACAATCCTTTCAAGCAGTTTTATCACATATTCCGGAGGATTGCGTTTACCACCCTCCCAGTTCTCAATACTCCTTTTAGGAATACCGTATTTTTCAGAAAAAGCTTGCTGTGTAAGTCCAGATAATGTTCTAATTTCGTGAAAATCAAGAGGATCTGAAGAAACTTTTTCGGGAAATACGTCCTCTTCTCTTACCTGATATGTGAAGAATCCCATCGAGGACGGAAGGATTCTGAAATAGAATACCTCATCCTCTTCTTCTGTCCAAGTTTGTTGCAAAAATATTTTTGGACATCGTTCATCCAATGTAAACTTTTCATCTGAATCAGAGTAAGCAACATAAGAACATAAATTTCCTGTGTCAGTTTTCATTCTCTTCATTTCATCATAAATAAATTTAGTTCTAACATATCTAACTATACTATATACTTGTTCTACCCTAAGATTTGGAAATAAAATTCCAATTTGCTTATAAATCTTATTCCACAGACATGTATGGTACTTACTATCTAATTCAACTGGTATGTCGATATAACCGCTGCTACGAACTGACAAAAATCGGTACACTGCATCAATTATTTTCTCATCTCTAACTGGATGAACTAATTCCGCATCCTCTGGAAAATCAAATGGCAAAAGGTTTGATTTCTCCTGATTCTCAAGATCGTGTTTTACCATGCTCAAGAATTTTTCGTATTCATATTTTTTCAACATCTTATTTCCACTCCATCTTTTTTTCATAATCGCTCAAAGCTTCTTTAAATTTTCTTTCGCAAATGTTGTTTTCACAATCAATATCGCTATTTAATTCAACGTCTAATTCTCTTGGACTGTAAGCACAATAGCGGTTTTCGATAAACCATTTTGCTTCCTTAATCTTGTAAATAGTTTCCATGGCTTTTTTCATGCGCTCCGGCATTTTCTTTCTGCCCTTGAATTCATGAAAATTAATGCAACTGTTTCCATACTCGATCATTTTCTTACGGATATCCTCAGCCCAGGCGATCTGCTTTGGACTACCAACCAGTTCCGGTAATTCTTTACACATATTCTTTGCTTCCCTCCATGCTTTCTTGAGACCAGAGGAAATAGACATTCTCATTTTCTTAACTAACTCCCATGCTCTTTTCATTATTGCTGATAAATTATATTTCTTCATGTCTTTTTCCTCCTTGGTTTTCTTGTTCCTCTTTCTGATATTATAATATCACTCATTGAGTGATGTGTCAATACTTTTTTGACACTTTTTTGAACTTTTTAGATTAATACATCTATGCAAAAATATAATCAGAAAGGTGGTGCATAAGATGGCATTATATAACAATCCTTATCAATATAGTTTTGGTGTTCCGGGGCAAATGAATCAGTTCCAGCAACAGCCTGTCCAGATGCCAGCTCAACCAGTACAACAATCTCAACAGAATAACAATGGTATCCTGTGGGTATCTGGCGAAGTCGGCGCGAAATCCTATCTGGTAGCACCCGGGACAAGTGTTTTGCTAATGGATTCAGAGAGCGAAAAGTTTTACATAAAATCCACAGACGTGTCCGGTATGCCACAGCCATTACGGACGTTTGAGTATCACGAGGTAGGCGCTCAGATGCCGCCTAAACAGCCTGTTCAGAACATGGACAGTAAATACGTCACCAGACAGGAATATGACGATTTAAAGGGAAAATACGAAGCTATCATAAACCGATTAAATTCTTTTTCTGAACCTGTTAAAGCTAATGCCGTGCAGGAATCAGCAGGCAAGGGAGGAAACGCAGATGAGTAATCCATTATTCAATGCCCTCGGTGGTGGGATGCCACAGGGGAATGGGCCAATGCAGATGGTACAGCAGTTTATGCAGTTTAAGCAAAATTTTAAGGGAGACCCGAAGGAAGAAGTCCAGAAAATGTTACAGTCTGGACGAATTTCTCAGCAACAGCTTAATCAGGTTCAACAGATGGCAGGACAGTTTCAGCACATGTTGAAAGGAACGAAATAGTACATTACAATCTGGCCAGATTGATGTAAATACACAAAAAGGAGATTATAACTATGGATGGAAATTATAGTTTAGCAGATATTGCCGCTGCTACCGGAAACGGTAGAAATAATGACGGCATGTTTGGCGGAGATGGCAGCTGGTGGATTATTGTCTTATTCATTTTTGCTTTCTTCGGATGGGGAAACAACGGATGGGGCAATAACGGTAACGGCGGCGGATATGCAGCCACAGCAGCTACTCAGGCAGACATTCAGAGAGGATTCGATAACTCCGCAGTAATTAGCAAACTTGACGGAATCAACAACGGTCTCTGTGATGGATTCTATGCAGTAAACAACGGTATGCTTACCGGATTTAATGGAATCAATACAAACATCATGCAGACCGGCTTTGGAATCCAGCAGGCAATCAATGCCGATACTGTAGCAAATATGCAGAACACAAACGCGCTCCAGGCACAGCTTGCGAACTGTTGCTGTGAAACCAGGGAAGCTATCCAAGGTGTGAACTACAATATGGCACAGAATACCTGTGCATTGCAGAACACCATGAACAACAACACAAGAGACATTATTGACAGTCAGAATGCAGGAACAAGAGCAATTCTTGATTATCTTTGCAATGAAAAGATTTCTTCTCTTCAGGCTGAAAACAATGATCTCAGACGTGCTGCTTCTCAGGACCGCCAGAGTGCACTTCTCACAACTGCAATGGCTTCACAGACACAGCAGCTTATTAATGCGATTAATCCGGCACCGATTCCGGCATATCAGGTTCCTAACCCGAACACATATTACGGATGCGGATGCAACACTGGATGTAATTGCTGATAACTTCATATCGAGAGTATCTTTCGATTGATTCGGATGTCGGCTTATGCCGTATTACACAGAGGGCAGGCTGAGACCTGCCCTTTTGTGATATGAAAGGAGTATTTTTATGGCAGAATTTACAAGTGTAGCTGCTCAGACTGTAGCAGCAAATGGAAACGTAGTATTTTCAAACACAGCAGTTAAAGGTTCTAACTGTATTCAGCACAGAGAGGGAAGCGGAATCATCACCCTGAGAGGACTTACTAACCAGTGCAAAGCGAGATTCTTCGTGGATTTTTCTGGTAATATCGCAATTCCAACAGGCGGTACTGTCGGAGCTATTTCCCTGGCTATTGCAATTTCTGGTGAGCCGGTTCTTTCTTCACAGATGATCTCCACACCAGCAGCAGTGGACCAGTATAACAATGTGTCCTCTGGCATCTATATTGATGTACCTCGCGGATGTTGCGTTAACATCGCAGTAGAGAACACAAGCGATCAGGATGTTTCTGTTGCGAACGCAAACATTGTTGTGACTAGAGAAGCGTAGGAGGTGCAGTTATGAGAGATATTAAAGACTTATGTGCAAGAATTGAAGACGAACTGTCCAAAATCGCTGACAATGGACTGACCACCGGAAATTTGGAAATGACATACAAACTGATTGATATGTACAAAGATATCAAGAATACGCAGTACTGGGATAAAAAAGTGGAATATTACAACACTATTCTTGATGAGATGCGTAGCGGCTACAATGACGATTACAGCGAGCGTGGAAGAAAACGTGACAGCATGGGAAGATACAGCGCAAATGACGGCAGAATGATGCCGGATTACGACCGGGGCAGTTCTTATGCCAGACGTGGCGAACATTATGTTAGAGGCCATTACAGCCGTTCTGACGGACGAGACGCTTACGATGACTACATGACGCAGAAACAGAGCTATCGTTCCGGTAAATCTGAAGACTGCAAGAGGAAGATGCTTGACGCTTTGGAAGAACACCTTGACAAACTCACAACAGAAATGAGCGATATGTCCAAGGATGCAGAGTGCCGGGAGGAACGTGATCTTGTCAAGAGATACGTGGAAAAACTCCGGGATATGCTCTAAATAACTAAAACATGTACCACAACTTTTTGAAGGTTCTGTGGTAAAATGTATTCATAGGGAAGATTCGTAAGTGGTTGCAGCCACTTGACATAGACATTTTTCATTAATTTCTCCTTTCTTCGATACGTGTCCTTAGTAGAAAATGCAGTGTTTAGCTGACACAAGACGCATGAGGTTGAAAAGCGGATGCAATTTCCGGCACGTATCATTACTGTCTATGCGATCATATAGACAGTACGCACCTCCTTGTAAAAGGTAAATGGGCGGACAGGCGCCCGAAACAACTCGTGGCAGGCATGACACGTTAAACACTTTGCTAACCCGGGAATCCGGGTTACGGGAAAGCGGCAACGATTGGCGGTGTTGCGGCGGTCTGTAAAACCGTTCCCTCGTGGTAAACATTATAGGTTCAATTCCTATCTTTCCCATTACCCTGCCAGTGGTCTAACTGGCTTAATCCACTTACCTGCGGCGGCAGGTCAATAAACACGACCAGGAGGATATGTATGCAGAAACTTATTGACACATTAAAAACATTTGGAATCGAGATCCCGGAGGATAAACAGGCAGATGTTAAGAAAGCACTTTCTGAGCATTACAAAAATGCAAAAGAAGTAGCAAAAACTCTGTCGAAAGTCGAGGGTGAACGTGATAACTGGAAAGAACGTGCTGAGACAGCAGAAGAAACTCTGAAAGGTTTTGATGGTATCGACCCGGCGAATATTCAGACAGAGCTTGCTGGATGGAAGAAAAAAGCGGAGGATGCAGAAAAAGAGTTCAATGCAAAAATCTATGAAAGAGATTTTAACGATGCTCTTAAAACTGCATTGGAAAATGTTAATTTTTCATCTCCAGCAGCTAAAAGATCTGTTACTGCTGATATCAAATCAGCTGGTCTTAAACTTAAGAATGGAAAGATTCTTGGGCTTAATGATTTGCTTGAACAGATGAAACAGGATGAGCCTGATACATTTGTAGATGAAAGTCAGCAGCAGGCCAAGCAGCAACAGGCGAGATTTGCAACATCACGGATTGGACATCAGCAGACACCGGGAAGTATGACAAAGAAAGATATCGAAGCAATCAAAGACCCGTCCGAGAGACAGGCTGCAATTGCTCAGAATATCCAGTTATTCCAGTGATTTTTTACACCGACTATACGCCAGAGTATAGCCGCTAACCCAATACCTTAACAATTATGGGTAGAAAGGATTTTTTATATGGCAGCAAAAGCTAATCTTATTATTACAAATGATATCCAGGTCACAGCGCGTGAGATTGACTTTGTAACCAGATTCGAAAGAAACTGGCAGCACTTACGTGACATTCTGGGCATCATGAGACCTATTAAAAAGCAGCCGGGCGCTGTACTCAAGTCAAAATACGCAGAGGGTACTTTACAGAGCGGAAAAGTGGCAGAGGGCGAGGAAATCCCTTACAGCAAATTCGTTGTAAAAGAAAAGACCTATGCGGAAATGACTATCGAAAAGTACGCAAAGGCTGTATCTATCGAAGCGATCAAGGATCACGGTTATGAGAACGCTGTTCAGATGACCGATGATGAATTCCTTTTCCAGCTTCAGACCAATGTTACTGAAAGATTTTATGATTATCTGAAAACAGGTACCCTCACATTTACAGAAACTACTTTCCAGATGGCTCTGGCAATGGCCAAAGGCCGTGTAGAAAACAAATTCAAACAGATGCACAGAAATGCGACTGGTGTTGTTGGATTTGTGAATATTCTGGATGTATACGAATATCTCGGAGCAGCTGAGATTTCTATTCAGAACCAGTTTGGATTCCAGTACATGAAAGATTTCATGGGCTTCAATACTATTTTCCTGTTATCTGACAGTGAGATTCCAAGAGGACAGATTATTGCGACACCCGTTGAGAATATCGTTCTGTACTATGTTGACCCGAATGAATCTGACTTCGCAAGAGCAGGACTTGCATATACCGTATCTGGCGAGACAAACCTGATCGGATTCCACACACAGGGTAATTACCACACAGCAGTATCCGAAGCATTCGCAATCATGGGACTTACCCTCTTTGCAGAGTACATTGATGCTATTGCTGTTGGAACCATCAACACAGCTCAGACGCTTGGAACTCTGACTGTAAACTCTGCGGAAGGAAGTAAAAGTGGAGATACTAAAGTGACCATTACTCCGGCAAAAGCAAGCGCAGGAAATGTGTACAAGTACAAAGTTGCATCATCTGAGACTGCTGTAGACTACGGACAGAATGTGAAGAACTGGAGCGCATGGGATGGAGAATCTGACATTACAGCAGCAACAGGGCAGGTAATCACAGTGGTTGAGTGCGACAGCACCTATAAGGCGCTTAGTGCTGGACACGCGACTGTAACAGCAAAATGATAATCGACTAGGAGGTAACTGGCATGGCTTATGCAGATTATAAATTCTATACAGAATCATTCGGCAATGTCGTGCCAGAAACCGACTTTCCACGACTGGCAGAAAGAGCCAGTGATTTTGTGGACACAATGACATTTGGCAGACTGGTGGACGGACTGCCAACAAACGAACGCTCACAGAAGCGTATCAAAAAGACAGTCTGTTCACTGGCTGAAAAAATGTATCAGATTGAGCTTGCTGAAAAGAATGCTACCAATGCCGCTGTGAGTGGTACATCAACCGCAATCGGGTCCGGTGGTAGCACAACAGGCATTGTAACATCTGTATCATCCGGCAGTGAATCCATCTCTTATGCAACGCCTCAGCAGAAAGCATCGGGCGCGAAGGAATGGAGCGCGGTATATGCCGCCGCCGGAGATGTACAGAAAACGAACGACTTGCTCTTAAAGACGGCTTTGCCGCTTCTGATGGGAGTAAGGACGGATGATGGAATACCAGTATTATATGCAGGAGTGTGAATATGAATAATCAGATTGAGAACAACTTTATGTACCATAGCCCGAAAGACGGGCAGGCAGAAAAATATGAAGAAATCAGGGAAAAAGGAAAAGAACTGGCGTATCTGATTGATGGTATTTGCCCAAATAGTAGAGAGAAATCTCTTGCTATGACAAAACTTGAGGAATCCATCATGTGGGCAAATGCTTCTATTGCGAGAAATTGAGGCGAAAAATAATGAAAAAGTTATTTATTTCTCAGCCCATGAGGGGCAAGACAGATGAGGAAATTCTTACAGTAAGAGAAAAAGCAATTAAGAGTGCGGAGAAACAGGTCGGCGAAACTGTAGAAGTTATTGACTCTTTCTTCCAGTCAGCACCAGTAGACGCAAAGCCGCTCTGGTATCTGGGTGAATCTCTCAAACTTCTGGCAGAAGCTGACGTGGCGTATTTTGCTAAAGGATGGGACGAATTCAGAGGATGCAAGATTGAGAATACTTGCGCTATCGAGTATGGCATTGAGACCATTATTGAAGATTATACGGAGGGTTAAAGATGGACATTTCAACACTTGGCTCATGTATTGCAATCGTTATGATTTGCTACATCGTAGGAATGGGCTGCAAAGCATCAAAAAGAATCTCTGATGAATGGATTCCAGTAATCATGGCGGTTATTGGTGGGATTCTCGGAGCTGTCGGGATGGGAGTTATCCCAGATTTCCCGGCATCGGATTATATCACAGCAGTTGCAGTCGGTATGTTTAACGGATTATCAGCTACTGGTGTGAATCAGGTTATTAAGCAGACAGTGCAGAAAGAATAATTAAGGAGAGGGTATCATGTATAGCAAAACTGTGACGATTTTTGATTATTATGAATCAGCCACGACAGGAGATGCGTACTGGTATCCTCATGTGCTATCCGGCGTTGATCTCATTACGGACAAGGGAGCAATCCTTAAAAAGTACGGACCAGACGCAACTGACAACGCACAGTTACACATCCGTTATGCCGTTCAGAACGGTGACATAACCATTACTGATAAAGACGGCAAGATTCTTCCATGGATACCGCCTAAAGAGTGGAAGCAGCAGATTAACAACGCTCTGGAGGATACTATCACATTCTCAGACGAGTCGTTCTTCTGGGAGGGCGAGTGGACTGGTGGAACGGTATCTGATGATGATTATCGGAGCGGATTCTACCAGTACATGAACGAGAACAAGGATAACGTGTTTAAGATTACCAGCGTTGGCGGTCCGTATACACTGATTCCACATTTTGAGATTCTGGGTAAGTAATATGAGTAAGATTCATCATTTTAAAGGATTCTCCGTAGTCGATGGAGATATGAAAATAAAGCTGAATATGAGCAGATTTTCCAAACAGTACCAAGAAGCCCAGTATCTCCTTGACGGAATGGTTATGGACAGTATGGTTCCGTTTATGCCGATGATTACCGGAAATTTCATCAACCGGACAAGAATTGAAAGCACATCATTGCAAGGAACTGGGAAAGTATGCGCGGCGGCGGCTCCTTATGGGCGTTTTCTGTACGAGGGGAAAGGAATGGTTGATGAGTTGACTGGAAGCCCTTATGCCAGGCGCGGAGCAAAGAAAGTCCTCGTCAGCCAGTTCTCTGGTCAGACAGCCGCAAAAGAGAATCTTGAATACACCAAACAAGCTCACCCACAGGCACAGGCAAAGTGGTTCGATGCTGCTAAACGACAATATGGTAACACATGGATTCGCAAAGTAAAAGCACAGGCAGGAGGTGGCAGACATGGCGGATAAACCTATCGGAAAAGATGCAACCGGATACGAGATTCTGACAGATGCCATGAAAGCACTTCTGAACCAGTATCCGGGACTATATGAAAATGAAACAATCAAGTTTGAGGAACTTGGCAAGGAGTCCGGAATTGCGTTCTCGGCAGACAACGGGGCACTGATCTATTCAGAAAAAGAAGATGTCTGCGGAACGATGCATCAGGTATGCCAGTACCCATTTTATGTAGTATACCGAACAGCATCCGACAAAGAACGGCAGAAGCTATCTGTTCAGAAGTTTCTGGATAGTCTCGGTAAATGGATATGCCGAGAGCCAGTTATTATAAACGGCTCTGAGACGCGTTTAAATACGTTTCCTGAGCTTTCACAGGGACGAGTGATAAAACGCATCACCCGCGACAACTCTTATGGTTTAGAACCACAGGAGAGTGGCGTGCAGGACTGGTTATTGCCATTGTCAGTACGCTATGAAAACACTTATGAAGTAATATAACAAGTAACAACCGGCTATCAATTGGAGATAGTCGCTAACCTACACAGCCTTTTAAAAGTTATAGGCGGAAAGGACATTTCTATGGCAGTTACAGGCAAGATTGACCGTAAATATATGGCTCATTACATCGATGCAGGCTCCCTCTGTGGAGGACTGACACCGAAATATGAGCGTCTTGGAAAGGATCTGGAAGAGTACAATGTCGAACTCAATCCAGATACCGAAACGTCTAAAAATATTCTTGGAGAATCCACATTCAAACATAACGGCTACGAAGTTTCTTCTGATGCTGATCCGTTCTATGCAGACACTACTTCTGATCTGTTTACAGCATTGCAGAAGATTGTAGATGGACGCCTCAAAGACGATAACCTCAAGACAAAAGCAGTTGAGGTTCATCTCTGGACAGAAGCCACAGCAGGCAAGTATGAAGCATATCAGCAGGACTGCTACGTTGTGCCGACCTCCTACGGCGGCGATACATCCGGCTATCAGATTCCGTTTACCGTTAACTATGTTGGCGAACGTGTCAAAGGAAAATTTGATATCAGTTCCGGTACATTCACAGCCGACAGCGAATAAGCACATATACAAGGAGGATACGCCAAATGGCAAAAGTAATTAACACCAAAATTGATGATGGAATTCTCATTTTCACATTCACGAATAACGAAGATGAAGTTTTTTCTTCTTTCAAGCTGAACCCGACGGACATCAATGTAGCAGCACGTGCAGAGGAACTGACAGAATACTTTGAACAGCTTAAAGATTCTATCCAGAAAGTCACTTCCGGTAAGGAAATGGCGGAGCTGAACAGACAGATTGAAGACAAAATCAACTATCTGCTCGGATATGAAGCATCAAAAGACCTGTTCAAAGAGCCGATTACGGCAACTACTGTTTTCGGAAATGGTCAGGTATTCGCCTATATCGTTCTGGATAAAATCGCAGAAGCAATTGCACCGGAAATCGAAAAGAGAAAGAAGAAAATGCAGGCAGCAGTCAATAAGTACACGGAGAAGTATACAAAATGACCGCCTATGAGCTTCCCACCTCACTAAACATCAGTGGGGTGGATTTTTCTATTAGAACGGATTTTCGCGCGATTATAGATATTCTGATTGCCATGAATGACCCGGAGTTGGATGAACAGGCAAAAGCAGTCGTTATGTTACAGATTCTGTTCGAGGACTGGCAGAGTATACCGGCTGAGTGCCTGGATGAAGCTTGCCAGAAAGCATCGGAGTTTATCGACTGCGGACAGTCGGACGATAACCCGAACCACCCAAAGCCCCGTTTGATGGACTGGGAACAAGATGGAGATATGATTGTTCCGGCGGTAAACAAGGTTGCTGGTAAAGAAATCAGAGCAGTGCCATACATGCACTGGTGGACGTTCTTTGGATATTTCATGGAGTCTGGAGAATGCCTGTTCAATACGGTTGTTGGAATCCGTTCAAAGAAAGCTCACGGAGAACGTCTGGATAAATGGGAAAAGAAATTCTATCAGGAAAACAAGAACATTATTGATATAAAAACACGTCTCAGTGAAGAAGAGCAAGCTTATAAAGATAAGCTGAATGAGATGTTGGCCTCAAATAGTTAGGAGGTGGACACATGGCTGCTGATGGCTCAGTCATTATTGATACCAGAATGGATACAACCGGTGTCCGAAATGGCGTATCAGCTATAAAACAGTCATTTAACGGCCTTGGAAGCACTGTAAAAAGAATCGGCCTGCTGATTGGTGGGGCGTTTGCGGTTGGCAAGTTAGTGCAGTTTGGAAAAGAATGCGTGGAACTTGGCTCTGATCTGGCAGAAGTACAGAACGTGGTCGATGTTACATTTACAACCATGTCTGACAAGGTAAATGAATTTGCGAAGAATGCCATGACATCTGCCGGCCTGTCAGAAACGATGGCAAAACGGTATGTCGGAACGTTCGGAGCAATGTCCAAGTCGTTCGGATTCTCGGAACAGCAGGCTTACGATATGTCAACGGCTCTGACACAGCTGACTGGTGATGTGGCATCATTCTATAACATCAGTCAGGACTTGGCTTACATCAAGCTGAAACCAGTGTTTACAGGTGAGACCGAGACATTGAAAGATCTCGGCGTGGTAATGACCCAGACTGCCCTCGACCAGTATGCGCTTGCAAACGGCTATGGCAAAACCACGTCTGAAATGACTGAACAGGAGAAAGTTGCTCTCCGCCTGGCTTTTGTACAGAAACAGTTATCGGCTGCATCTGGAGACTTCATTCGTACTTCTGGTAGCTGGGCGAATCAGGTAAGAGTTATGCAGTTGCAGTTGCAGTCTCTCAAGGCAACAGTCGGACAGGGGCTGATTAATATTTTCACACCTGTTCTGAAAGTTATTAATATCTTGCTAGGTAAACTGGCAACTCTGGCGAATGCTTTCAAAAGTTTCACGGAGCTTATTACTGGAAAGAAATCATCAGGCCAGACAAGCGGAAGCGGCGCAGGTCTCACAGGCGATGCAAGTGGCGTGCAGGATACGGCAGATGCTTACGGAGAAGCGGCAGATAACGCTAGTAAGTTAGCGGATTCTACGGAAGATGTTGCCGATGCCACAAAAGATGCGGCGAAAGCGGCGAATGGATATCTTAATCCGCTCGATGAGATTAGCAGATATTCTTCTCAGACTGCAACTTCTACTTCCTCTCCATCTGCCGGAAAAGGAACTGGAGAAACATCCGGCGGCCTTGGTGGAACCGTTGGGAATGTAGACTATGGAAATCTGGCAAAAGGTGAAGATACTCTCTCAAAAATGAGTCCGGTTCTTGATGGAATCGTTAAGCGTTTTAAAGAACTTGCAGGCCTTTTCAAAAAAGGCTTCTGGGAGGGCCTTGGCGATTATAAGCCTGTGCTGAAAGATCTTAAAAAGAACATAAATTCGATAAAAAAGTCTTTAAAGAACATATTCACTGATCCGGCTGTTTTAAATGCATCAAGCAAGTTTGCTGATTCGTTAGCATTGAATTTGGGAAAAATAACCGGTTCTATAGCAAGAATTGGGCTGACTATAGCGCAGAACCTTGTCGGTGGAATAGCAAAATACTTATCTCAAAATACGGACAGGATAAAAAAATATATCGTTGATATGTTTAACATCGGAACGGATATCTCAGATATCATCGGAAACTTTTCAGTTGCTTTTGCAGATGTTTTTTCTGTTTTTGGAGGAGAGACGGCGCAACAGCTGACAGCTGACATTATCGGAATTTTCGCTGAGATTGAAATGACCGCTACAGAGCTTTGTGCTAAGTTAGGCCGGGATATGCTGAACATGATTGCAAAACCGTTCATCGATAACAAAGATCTCTTGAAAAGTGCTATCGAAGGATCACTGAAAGTCATTGAAACCGTAACAAGCGGCATCCTTTCAACGATACAGACGCTTGGCGATCTGATACAGAAACTCTATGACGAGCATTTAAAACCGTTTTTTGACTCAATTGCAAACGGAATCTCAAGCATATCAAAAACAACGCTGACTGTATATAACACATACATTCTTCCGGTTTTACAAGGATTAGCGGACAAGCTGAAAGGCTTAATGACAGGTACACTCGGCGAAACGCTTGCAAAAATTGAAACATTCTTGGGGAAAATTATTGATGTTCTTAAACTCCTCTGGGAAAACATATTAGTACCGCTTATAAACTGGATTATAGCAAATGTCGTTCCGGTACTTGCTAAGATTGCAGATATGATAGGCACAAAAGTCATAAACATCGTAAAAACGCTCATAAAAGTGATCGGCGACATAGTTGACGTGTTGAGCGGAGTGATTGACTTTATAGTCGGCGTATATACGGGAGATTGGGAAAAAGCATGGAATGGTGTAAAAGGCATCGCAGAAGGCGTCTGGAATCTGATTAAGGACATTATCCTCGGCGTTTGGGAAACTATTAAATCTGAAACTCAGGGAGCATTGGACATTGTAAAAGGTGCTATTGAGCTTGTTTTTAATGCTATCAAGTCAATAGTGTTCACAGCCTGGAACTACGTAAAAACCTGTACCACAAACGCTCTGGGTGCATTAAAGACTACGGTATCAACCGGATTTAATGGAATTAGAACCAAAATTTCAAAAACATGGAGCAGTGTGAAAACTAAAACAGCTCAAATTTGGGACAGTATCTCTACAGTTCTTTTTGGAAAATTGGGAAAAATAAAAAGTGCTATAGTTGATAAATTCACTTCGGCAAAAGACACTGTTGTAAGCGTTTTTGAAGGCATAAAAGACACAATTAAAAACACGCTTAATAGCGTGATTGGAATTGTTAATGGCGCTATTGGGACCGTTAACAGTGCCATTGGCGGCATTGAATCAGCATTTTCGTTTGGGCCTTGGAAGATTCCGACTCCGTTTGGTTCAAAAACCATCGGATTCAAAGCAAGCTTTCCTCGGGTACCAACGGTCCCGTATCTGGCAAAAGGCGCAGTCATTCCGCCTCGAAGTGAATTCCTCGCAGTTCTGGGCGATCAGAAGCAGGGCAACAATATCGAGACACCGGAAGCTCTGCTCAGAAAGATTGTCCGGGAAGAAACAGCAGGACGGCAGGCAGGCGGTGGAAACTACAGATTTACAGCTCAGATCAATCGCAGAACCCTGTTTGACGAGATGATGAAAGAAGCACAGATGAGACGAGATACAAGCGGTAGAAACCCGTTTGAGATGACGTAGAAAGGAGGGCGTTATGGAAAAATATAAAATCAACGGAACAGTAATCTGGCAGCCGGACAAAGACCTTGCGCTCTCCTTTGCCACGACTTACACGGAATCAAGTCAGAGGACGCAGTACGGTGTAGGCTACTTTACGCCGATGTTTACTGTTGAGCAGTATACATACAAGGCCAGTGATATCCCGATGGCAGAAGCGACTAAAATCTTACAGATGATAGCGAAAGGATATAAATTTACACTTCATTACTTCTCACCATATTACGACACTTGGCGAGATGCTCCGTTTTATGTCGGCCAGACGCAAAACATAGCTATCGGAGAATTATCAGATGATAGAAAGATACTATCATCGTTAGAATTTAACATGACGGGGGTGAATCCACTGTGATTAACGTAAGTAATGCATTTAGAGAAAAACTAGAAGCTGGTGAACCAGTTAGAATGATGGTGGATATCACCTTTCCTGACGGAACGAAAAAGACTATTAATGAAGAGATCATGAACGGCGACAACGGGTTTACTGACTGTGCAGAAAGTAGTAGCTTTCCAGTTGGAACATCTGTTTGTAAAACGCTGACATTGAACATTAATAACTATGAAGAGCAGTGGAAAGAATATGATTTTTACAGTGCAAAAATTCATGCATATCTAAAAATCAATAGTCTTGCAGAAAAGATTGACAAAGGAATCTATACAGTAACTACGCCGGAGCAAGATTCAGACGTCATCACTATCACGGCTCTGGACGATATGTACAAAGCAAATAAAGCGTATACCAGCGGCCTTAAGTTCCCTCAGTCCCTTATAAACCTTGTCAGGGACGCCTGTGAGACTACCGGAATAGGCATGAATCTAACTATGTCACATGGCGATATTATAATAAGAAGCATTCCGGATAACATGACATTCCGTCAACTGTTTGGGTATGCAGCTATGGTTGAATCTGCAAACGCCAGAATTGACTATTCCGGCAATCTCCAGTTCGTAAAATGGGACTTTGAGAAAACAAATATACCGGAACTAAAAGACTATGGTAATCCACCTACACTTTCCAGCGACGATATAGTCATAACTGGAATTAAAGTAACAAACGGACAGTCAAACGACGATACTGATACCGACTATTCTGGCATGTATGGCGAGGAAGGGTACGTCCTTGAACTTGAGAATGAGCTGATTGACGCTGACCAGCTTCAGACGGTAGCGAATATCATCGGAGAACAGATCGTAGGAGCAAGATTCCGAAATCTTGATGGTGATCTGATATACAACCCTCTAGTTGAATTCGGAGATATGACATATACCTATGATCGCATAGGGAACAAATATCTTACACCGCTGACGGATGTATCTGGCAACGTGGGCGGTCTGACTACAGTTAAGACTCAGGCTGATGATCCGATTCGGGGCAGCAGTGACTACTACAGTGAGGGAACGAAGGCTATAGTGGCAGCACGTCAGATGGTAAAAAAAGAAACATCTGCAAGGGAAGAAGCTGTTAAACGATTGGAACAAAAGATAAGTGATACAAATGCAAGTGGAATGTTCTGTACAGATGTTAAACAAGAAGATGGAAGCACTATTCGGTATCTACACGACAAGCCTATACTAAAAGAATCATCTAACGTTATTAAAGTTACATCTGAAGCGATCGGAATCAGCAATGATGGAGGCAAAACATATCCATACGGTATAACCCTTGACGGAGAGACTATCACGAGACTTTTATATGCGGAGGGTATTAACGCTGACTATATTAATGCCGGAACGATCCTGGTAAAAGATAAAGATAAAAATGTAATTTTTGAAGCTGACATGGACGCCGGATCAGTATATATCAGCGGAAACGTGCAGATCGGCGGTGGAAAAACACTTGATGAGACATTAAAAGAGTTCTCTGCTTCTGCGAAGAACATGACTATTCAGCTGAGCAATGAATATCAGGGCATTCCTGTTGATTCTGACGGGAATTATAGCAGCTTTCCAGAATGCTCAACTCAGGTTACGGTGATGTACGGTGCACAGGATATCACGGAGAACTGTTCGTACACTATAACCGAATCTCAGAACATCTCGGGATCCTGGGACGAAGTTGAACACATGTATACGGTTGAAAGCTTAACTGCCGATAGCGGATGGGTTGATATAAGGGCTACCTATCTGGAAAATTTGTCGATTTCAAAGCGATTCACGATAGCTAAGCAGTACGCCGGAGAACAGGGTACAGCCGGAAGAACATATTTTATAAATGCCGATGCTAACATTTTGCTGATGGGGGCTGACAAGAAGATTACTCCGAATATTCTGAACTTGAGGCCTTACTATAGAGATGGTCAGGAAGATGCTAAAAACTTTTATGCCTGGTGGACTATCGAAAAAAGTGTTGATAATGGCTCTTCCTGGGAAGATATAAGTACATACAGCACCTCGATGAAGCTGATCCAGATTCAGCTGAATACGCTGTCTCTTGAAGCACATGACATGATAAGGGCCAGCGCTTATGCCGACAAAGAAAAAACTATACTGTGTGATCAGCAAACGTTCCCGGTAGCACTTGACGTTTCTGCTCTGTCTCAGAAAGACATTGTAGAAATTCTGTCTAATAACGGAGCTTGGAAAGGACTATACTATCTGAACAATGAGCTGTATATGTCTTTCAATGCGGCACTCGGAGGAATACTGACACTCGGCGGACAGAACAACGGGAACGGGCTTCTGATCCTTCTTGACGACGAAGGGGCGGAGATAGGCCGGATGTCGTCCGGAGGAATGTCGTTTCGAAATTCTGATAACAACATAGTCATAAGAATTAATAAGAGTGGAATGTTCTTCTATGATTCGACCGGTCAAAAAAGAAAAGTGCTTACTGACAGTTCCGGCATCACTATGTATACGGATTATACAGATGCGAATAACTGGAAAGCTATAAAAATTGGTAAGTACGGAATTTATGCAGCAGAAAAGAGCGGCGGAGTGGAAGATATCTGGATGGAGGGTGATACCAGCCATCAGTGGGATGGATATATACTTAGATTTTTGAACAATTTAGTTCGTTTAAATGCAAATGCGGTATATACAGACGGCTGTTCAATGGGAAAGAACCTGACTACATCGGGAACTCTTTCAGTATCTGGTGACACTGGTCTTAAAGGAGATGCTTACGTAGCTGGGAACTTTTCGTTTAGGGATTATAAAGAAGAAGAAGCAAATACAAACACAAGAAGAAGACCCGTATCATCGGCAAGCGCCGCATTGAACAGGGTAGCTTATCTGTCATCGGCAACACGGTCAAATAAAGCCGCATTGATAGTATCGGCCCAGTGGGGTTCGAGTAACTATACTACAAACACTTTATATAACGATTCTGCTTCCGATATTCGATTAAAAGAGAATGTTTTAGACTGCGAAATTAATGCTCTTGATGCGGTCTGCAAAATGCCGGTATACTCATTCGACTGGAAAGAAACCGGCGTCCATCAGCCGCTCGGACTTGTTGCAGATGATATTGAAAAAATAGATCCGTTACTGGCGCTAGGCGGTGGTGAGAACGAAGATGGAAGCATGAATGTTAAGCAGATTGACAGACTTCTTCTGACCGAATATGCAATTAAAGCAATTCAGGAACTGTCGGCTGTGGTCAAAGAGCAGAGCCGCAAGATTAGAAAATTGGAGGAAAAATTGGATGGAATTAAAGGGAATTGACGTATCATCTAATCAGGGGAAACCAGACTGGGCGAAGGTTGCTAAATCCGGCGTTAAATTCGCAATCTTGAGAGTGCATCAGAGGAGCGGCATTGACAACTCATTCGAGTACAACTACAAGGGATGCAAGAGCAACGGAATCCTTGTCGGTGGTTATAAGTATTCATACGCTCTGACACCGTCTCAGGCTATTGACGAGGCGGAAGATATGATTGCCGCACTGAACGGGCGAGGACTGGACTTTCCGGTGTTTTATGACCTTGAGTGGTCTAATCAGCGAAAACTCGGTAAACAGGCGGTTGAGAACATTGCAGTTGCATTTCTGATAAGGATGAAGAAAGCCGGTTATAAGGTCGGTATCTACTGCAATCTGGATTGGTACAATAATGTTCTGTCAGATACCCTGAAAAAGTACGACTGCTGGATTGCACGGTATCCGGCAAGCGATAATGGAACCGTCCAGACACGGCTGAAACCACCGGTCGGTGTAGGCTGGCAGTATTCCAGTAAAGGAAAAGTATCCGGTATCAGCGGAAATGTTGATATGGATGTGTTCTACAAGGACTATAGGGGAGCAGCACAGAAAGGAGAAACAAAAATGGTAAAAATCAGTAACTGCGGACATGATGAGAACGGAAGGTATGCAGGTGGGAAAGCTGGAGATCAGACTGGTACAGAGTATCGGATCATGAACTGGTACAGCAGGCCGTGGCTCTGTGTCCTGAGATTCAATGACGCCAAAATCGCAGCCATGATCGCAGACATGGCAGCAAAAGCAGCCCAAAATAATCTCATTGGGTACGACCAGGGTACTGCCGGAAACAGCAATGACCGGTATTCGTTCTGGCAGCACTTAAAGGCAAGTAACTACGATCCGGCGCAGATCACGGTAGCTTGCGAATCTGATTGCAGTGCGAGTACAGCAGCTATCGTCAAGGGGGCTGGGTATCGCTTAAATAACGCAAAGCTCAAAGCGGTCAGCATCTATCTGACAACACGAAACATGAGGGCCGCAATGAAGACTGCCGGTGCGAAATTACTGACGGATAGTAAGTATCTGACATCCGGTGACTATTTAAAGGCAGGAGATATCCTTCTGAATGATAACCATCACGTGGCTATTGCCGTTACCACCGGCGCAAAAGTAAGTACGCCTTCAACCACGCTCACCGGTGCCTTCCAGACAAGACTTCCGATTCTGAGAAAAGGCAGTTCCGGAACAGCAGTGGCAATGCTTCAGGCAATGCTGGGTGTAGAAGTTGACGGACAGTTTGGGAACGATACATATAATTCCCTCAAAGTTTTCCAGAAAAATGTTGGCGTAACTGCAAATGGAACTTGTGGCATTGATACCTGGAAGAGAGTGATTGAGCACATGAAAGCAAATACTAAATGACAAATTAAGCCCCTTGGAGTTAATCCTTGGGGCTTTTTTCCTTTAAACCAAATTTATGTTCTGATTGATTTTTCCTTCAGAACAAGGTATACTATCAACAGCCGCACAGGGGTTGAACTTATGATGTAAAGTTTCCTGTGTGGCTAGCACAAGTTGATAGTGCAGATTGATTCCACCGTGCATGAACGGAAGAGTTGTATGTCCCAATTCGGGGGCTGTTAGCAGCGGCACGAGTGGACAGTCAGGAAAAGAGTTGGGCCTAAAAACCCGACTCTCTTTTTTTACGTCAAATTACGATGTTATGAACAGATATAGATTTACATGGTTAGTCACAAATTAGTCACAAATAAAGTCTGAAAAACCGCATAAACAAAGGATTCTTGAAGATTTTCATTAAAATTAGATTATAGAAAATGCCTTTTCAGAATCCCTTGTAAAATGCGGAAAAGCCAGTAAAATCAAGGCTTTGCAGACTTTTGTTAGAGCAATTAAGACAGTTTAAAAGCGATAAAAACAGAAACGGTTAGTCACAGTTAGTCACAAATGGGACTTTTATTTTCTCTATTTCTTCCCGGAGTTCCTCCAGGGTTCTGTGACCGTACACAGCGTTCGTGACATCGTTTCCGAACGAATGTCCCAGCATCCTCTTCCGGTCGTTCTCCCGGACTCCGTATTTTTCACACAGGGCAGAAAAGGTATGTCGGCAATCGTGTGGCGTGTGTTTCGGGTTTCCAGCTATATTCAAGCGTTCCAGTGTAGGGTAGAAGAGTTTGTCTCTGTGATGTTTTTGCGTATACATTAGAAGCTTTCCTTGTGATTCCATTTTTGATCGAATAAAATCATACACGGCTGAATGGATAGGTATGATCCTGTCTTTTCCGGCTTTTGTTTTAATGCCACCTTGATAGTATCTTTCTTCGAGGTTAATTGAAAGTTTTGATACTTCACCAATCCTCCATCCAGAATAACACATGATTAGAATGAGCTGCACTTCCGGATCGTCGGTATTGTTCCAGAGGACTTGCAATTCCTCATCCGAAAAGGGCGTGCCATGTTCCGTGTCGTGAGGTGCGTTGTTCCGAACATAGAGAGCTTTGTTTTCCGTGACAATCTCAGCATACATGGCGTACTTGTACATCTGCTTAAACAATGTCAGTATCATCATTACGCTTTCTCTTTTGAGCGGACAGGTATCTAACACCTCTTGCATGTCAGGAGCCTTTAAATCCTCAAATACGCGGTTGTGGAGTACCGTGCAGTTTAAATATCCGTTCCGGTATGCGCTCTTTGAGCTGTATGATAGCTTTGTCCCCTCAGGAAACTTCCATTTCATGAATTGCTCATATACCTCTGAGAACGTCAATTTGTGCGTTTCCGGGTGTTTTTCCTCTGTGCCCTTAAATGTATTGTAGTCTGACAAGATACGGCTTACAAGGGCGTCTGTGTCCGTTGTAGGGGCAATCTCAAGTTCTTTTTCCATACCTGGCTTATACGTCCCGGCTTTGTAAGCTGTCAGAACGGCGAACCCTTTCAGATAGTCGTCAACATAGCAGATTGCAGGTGGACGGATTGCTTTTCCCGTTGCGTCAATCGTTGCCGGTGGATGCACTGCATAGCAGTTTCTTCGACCCTTGCCGAGATAGCGGATAGAGCCGAAACTGTTTGGCAGTTTTGGGTACTTCTTTCTTTTTGCCATATTTTTCTCCTTATAAAAACAGCCCCTGCCGTTTAAGCAGGAGCTAGTCTGGTTTACTCAATCTCGTCAATGTCAAAAGAATATCCGAGGACTTCTCCAACATCTGTGCATTTTCCTTTTAATGTTACTTTATCGCCTTTGGCAAGAGATGCTACCTTTGATTTTTGCTCGTCGTTTTTAATATTACACTGTACGCCGATGATTTCAAAATCGCCATCTGCTGTGAGGCTGATGTACTTTCCGGAAGCATCAATGTTACTGAGATTTCCAGTGATCTCAAGGTATTTACCTTTGTATTTATCAGATGCACCCATGGCGTTGCTATCAAGATCGGACATCATATCATTGACGGAAACAGCAGTGTATTCGATCGGTGTAGCTTCTTCTTTTGGTTTAGCAGCAGTTTCTTTCTTTTCTGAAGAAGTAGCGGTTGCTGCGCTTTTATCTGATTCTGAATCACTTTCGCCAGCTACAGCTCCGATGATGGCTCCGACAAGGATTATCAGCACAACCCATTTGAGCTTTCCACCTTTTAATTTCTTCCGGCACTGCGGGCAGACTTTAGCATCTGCCGGAATCTCCGTTTTACAATATTTGCATTTCTTTGTTTTCTCTTCGCTCATGCTTTATTTCCCTCCAATGACGTAGTTTTCATATTTTTCTCTTATTTTCGCAAGTTCTCTTTGCCTGATCGGGACGATCGCGCCAGATACCATCGTAAAAAAATGGCTTACTTCGCTTACCTCGTCCATATTAACTATATAGCTCTGGTGGCAGCGCAAAAATCTTCCGTCAAGACTCTTTTCGATATCATTGAGCTTTCCTCGTTCCTTGTGTGATATTCCGCACGTGCAATGGATCATTATGTATTTGTTCTGGCTTTCGATGTATTCAATATGCCGGAATTCAGCTCTGTGAAAGTAGTCCTTGTTCTTGATAGTAAGCGTTTTTTCACGGATATTTTCAAGTGTCTGTTCAACAACTGAATACATTCTTCCATGTTCAGAGCCTTTAATGATGTAATGAACCGGCAGCACATCAAGTGCATCAAATACATATTCTTTGCGTTCTGTCCAAAAAGTGATATTTCCATAGTATCCGATTTTTCTTAATATTTTGGCAATCTCTATGCCATTTTCTCCGTTAATGGAGACATCAAGAATTATTATGTCATACCATTCACCATCTGAAACATCGTCGATCAAAGGCTTTCCGCTGGTGTAGGTGGCTAATGTATATCCACCATCACCATGCTCTTTTAGATATCGGTCAATGCTATTTTTGAAAATCTCAATCCGTAAATTATCATCGTCACAAATCGCAATTTTCATGTAAATCATTCCCTTGTAAACATTGTTTTCGCCATTTGCAAAAAAAAGTGTTTAAATATGTTATTTTTATTATAGCATCGTTAAATTTAGTTGTAAATAGACGTTTTGAGGTGATTTATGAAATGAAAATAATCAAAAATATACTAATTATAATAGGAGCTGTGCTTTTGCTTAATTACATTGTTTATTTACCAATGTGTGTAGACGATTATATCCGTGAAGAGTCAGAAGTGTATTCTGTCCAAAATGCGTACAGATCTTCTACCCTACATAAGAATAGCGCCCATGAAATAAAGCAGACCATGCTGCCGTTTTTATTCGCCCTGCCACTAAGCAGAAAAGACTATATCTTTGATGTTACGAATAATTTCTATGCAATCATAAACATATCGGTGTATATCTGGCAGTTGCCAAGGGCAAACATTAGTGATATAATGGCATGAAACGAACTAATGTTCGATTATATTTCCCGCAGCCGAACATATACTGTAGTGTAGATGGTAGTTGTGATAGGGAGGGTTATTATGGATTATAAGAAAGAGATTATTGAAATGATACAGAATATACATAGTGAAAAATTTATGAAGTTTTTATACAACATGATTATTTCGTTTAAAAAACAATGGGGGTATTAAGAAAGCAGGGAATTAATCCCTGCCTTTTTTATGGAGAAATTCAATCATGTCGAAAACGCTTTTCTTATCAGATTCGCTTAATTCAATCAGCAACTTAACATGTTCAACGATGTTTGGATTTGACATCATCTTTGGAATAAAATCCGTGTCTGTTTCCAAATTCTCTTCCCATCCCATTAGGTAAGCGGGCGTTGTGCTAAGTGCTTTCGCTAACTTATCTATGTATTCAGCAGGAACTTTATCAATATCACCCTTTTCATATCTAAATATAGTTGATCTTGAAACTCCCAATTTCTCAGCTAACTCATCAGCACTCATATTAAGTTGTTTTCTTCTTTTTTTCATTTGTTCACCAGTTTCCGACATTTTCCACACCTCCTTTCCTTGAAAATATAATACCACAAGTGATGCAAATATGCAACAAAAATAATTGCAAAAATGCGATTTTTAGTATTGACAAATGCGACTGCGAGAGGTAATATATAATCACAAAGTCGCAATAATGCTACTGGAAAGGAGGTAAAACTTGTGATTGTAAATATAGCAAGACTTAAAGGTAAAATTGTTGAGCATGGAAATACGCAAGAAAATGTTGCAAGCGCAATTGGTATGGACAGAAGTACTTTTTACCGCAAGCTGAAAGACGGCGGCGAGAAATTTACAATCGGTGAAATTCACGGAATTGTAAGCGCAGTTCCTTTAAGCAGGGACGAAGCAATAGACATTTTTTTTACACAGCAGTCGCAATAATGCTACTGGAAAGGAGACGAAAACATGAAATACAGTCCGCTTGGTAGTGGAAAGCTGATATCTCAAACTTTCAATGATGGTTGCTTGAAAACCACTTTTGAAAGAGAGAACGGATTGAAGTCCGAATATGAAATTTATGTAAATTGGACGAATCCGAATCAGTTAGCAGAAGTTTCATTTCAGTTGCCCTTCCACGATTGGCAGACACTTGAAAAGTCTGAGGTTTGGAAAAATCTGGATGAATTTCTTTCGGAAGTTCAAATCGAATATATTCCGAAGTACCGCCAAGTCCAACCAATTGTAGCGGAAAAGGTTGTGTATAGAAGTCTGTTAGGTTCTTTAGTTGCATTCTTTCGTGATAAATTGATTCACCAATAGCGCGCCCTTTTAAACATGAATAATGGGTTCCACTATACATGTAAGAAATATTTACGATTGATATGGCAATTCTGGAACGATTGATAATTTCAAAATGAACAATCAACTCATTATTATCTTTCAACTTGAAACCAATAGGAATAAACTCTATTTTTTTTCGAGATTGGAATAAGTTCCATACAGTTCCAGCAGACCCTATTAACCCAAGCATAAAGGAAACATTTTCAAACGTAATGATTTCTTTAGCCGATTTTAAAATTGAAACAATTTGATTTATTTTAATCACCTCCCATATACAGGGAGTATATCACAAGAAAAGAGGTGAGTATATGTCTGAAAAAGAAAAAAGAATCATTGAAAAGCTGAAAGAAGCGATTCCTAATATGTCAGAGTTTGACAAGGGATACATTCTTGGTAAGACGGAAAGTTTTTCTGAGAATAAGCCAGATGATTCTGGTAAGGAACAGAAAGAAAGTTCTTAACTTGGAGGTGAAAACAAATTGAAAAACAGAATCGCATTCTGGATTCTTTGTTTTGTGCTTTCGGCTACCTGTGGAGTACTTGGAAGCCTACTCGCGCAGTGGATGCTAAAGTAACATCTGAATGATTACAGTAGCCAGGAATCCAGTAAATCCGCCAACAGCAGCACTAAATAAAGCTACTCGGAAATCATGTCGCCATTGCTGTTTCCGTAATTCTTTTTCTTTAGCTTCTTTTATTTGCTGCTCAAGTACGCTATGCGGAACTATGGAGCCGTTTGCCATATTCGGTTTCATATTATTATCACCTCCCATCTATAGGGAGTATACCACAAGAAAGGAGTAAATGTATGAGTAGATCACTTGAAAAAAGGATTCGTTCATTGGAAAGAAGAGCTGCCAACCTTGAATCGCAACTTCAAGACCAGCAACAAATTATTTCTTCTCAGCGTCCGAACGTCCGCCCTGAATCACTTTTAAAACAGGTGGATTGTGATGCTCAGTCAGGTGCTCGTATTCCAGCATTCCGAATGAATCTAGGTAATCGAACATTATTTGAGGTGAAAAATGGGAGCAAATAATTTTACACATTTTACCGGAAAGAAATCTCCATTCAAAACTCAAAAGAGAAAGAAGAAATCAAAGGTAAAAAAAGTTCATAAAAACAAATATGAAAGGAGCATAAAATGAGCGAAGTTGATACTTACATCAAAGAAAATGCAGAAGTTCATCAGTTCGCCGCAGAGGTTGCGAGAATCATATCAGGCATTCCACAGATGCCGGAGTTTTCATCAGAGAGTATGAGCGTATCTGATACAAGCAAGCTGATCGGACTTCCTGCAACATCAATCCGAGCAGGAATTGTATACGGATGGCTGCCGATCGGGACTGCTATCCAGAATAACAAGCCAGCAAAAAGCCTTTCCGGTGGCAGGATCACATACATCATAAGCCCTAGGAAAGTCTATGAAGTGACCGGCCATGTCTGGAAAGGCAAGGCTGCTCTTAATAAGTAGGTGCCCCGGAGGGAGTCGACACCTCCGCCCCGGAGCTTTGCACCCACTAAAGTACCTTAGTGGATAGATACATTATAGTTCTCTATCTGCTAATTGTAAAGACAAATAAGAAAAAATAAGGAGAAATTAGCTAGATATGAGCGAAATTAGAAACGAAAATCAGCCAGCATGGGCTGACATCGAAGTAGCACTTGCAACTGAAATCGTTGAGGAGAGCAAGAAAAAGTCAAGAAAGTGGTTCACCGCATGGATTGTAACGGCCGCCGCACTGGTAGCGAGCAACCTTGCGTGGATCATAGGAGGTATTAGTGAATAATCTGAAAAACATCATCTGTGCCGCACTAATCGGGAGTTTTTCCACATTCCTCCCATTTTGGCAGTGGGGCGGACCGGGCAGTCAGCTTTTTGCGGCGGCGATGACCACGATGATCGTATACGGAATTCTCTGGGACATTGATACGCCAGAGAGAAAGGAAAATGAAAATGTTTGAGAAAGAAATTGACGAAATTTACGAACTCTGTAAAAGAGTTGCAAATGAAGTTCCGACAGCAAACGCCTCGTTCAATTATTCGATTTATGGCATGAGTGTATGTGGACTTAAAAGGAAGGAAGATGTCAGTCTTCCCGAAGGAAAATTTAAATGGGATTTGTATCAGAGTGTATCTTTTGATCCGTTTTACGAAAAAGAAAGTCGTGAAAGTCTCAATAAAATCAAAGCTTTCTTGCTGGAACTTCTGATAGATGGGGGGGGGTGCCCGTTAAATGCTGAATCAGACAGATTTGAAGCTCCTGCCGACAATGGAACTGACAGCGGCAGTAAACGAGCTTCTGGGGGAACTGAACAGGCGGAAAGCGTACATTCTTGACTGGGAGAACCCGGACATGTATCTGAATCATCTTGAGTATCATTGCGCCGGTGGAATCTTTTCAAACGGCGAGCAGAATCCGGCGAAAGGAGATGGCTCTGACAATGTTTACTGTTTCTTTAGCGAGGTGAGAAAAGATGCAGGAGAGAATTGATGAGATCCTTGCTCTGATAGACGAGCAGCTTTCTCTTGTAGCCGATAACTACATTGAGAGTTCATACAAGGCAAGGACACTGGCAAGCTACGTGCAGGCCTTAAATGGGCTTTTAACGGCTCAGAAATCGTATAAGGAGGAAAATATCGGTGAGTGAATTTGAAATCCATATTCCGGCAAGGAAGAAGCAGGCAACAGCCGAAAAAGACGCAGCAGTAAAAGTAACAGGAGAAGCTTATAATGCACTGACAGAAATCTACAACGAAAGTACATTATCAATGCGTCAGATCGCGAGCATTCTGATTATCGAAGGCAGCAAACATATCGTGTACGACAAAGTGGAGGTGTGAGCTATGGCAAACTTAATTGGAATCATGGGAGAGCCTGGAAGTGGTAAAAGCACATCCCTTCGTAATCTCAATCCAGAAGAAACTTATTACTGTGATTGCGATGGGAAGGGCCTGAATTGGAAAGGCTGGAGAGATCAGTATTCCACTGATAAGAACAATTATGTGAAAACCAGTTTTCCACAGACTATAGTCAAATATCTTTTAAACATTGCAGAAAAAGCGCCGCATATCCATTATTTCGTTGTTGATACCGTAAATAACTTAATGGTATCAGACGAAATGAGAAGATGCAAAGAGAAAGGCTATGACAAGTGGATGGACCTCGCATCGAGCATCTGGGACTTGGTGGATATTCCGTCAAAGCTCAGAGACGATTTAACAGTGATTCTGCTGTTCCACACGCAAACAGAAATGACTGACGCGGGTTATGAGTTTACCAGAATTAAGACCAATGGAAGAAAGACTGAAAAAAATAACATCGACAGTAAATTCAACTGGTTGCTCAGATCAATGAAGCAGGAGAACACCTATTGTTTTTCAACCACTTCTCATAACGACACTGCAAGAACGCCACTGGGGGCATTTGAAGAGGAATATATTCCGAATGATATCATGAAGGTTATTGAAGTTATGAAGGAGTTTTGATGAGAGAACAAAACTGGTATGTATTTTTAATAGGCCGATACGCCTATCGAATAAGGTGCGAATCTTATTATATTCATCAATTATACCATGACAAAGCAATTCGTGAGTACAGGAAATGCTCAAGTAAAGAAGAAGCCATTTCTATGTGCTATGATTATAACAAATATTTTAAAAGGAGATAAAAAACATGGCAATTAAAAGATTTGGAGATTATGAAAAAACACAGGCTTATGGAGATTATGACGTGCTCCCAAAAGGCGGATATGTTGTAAAGATTCTTGGATCCGAAGTTTGTAACAACAGTGTAGGCCAGTATGTAAAAATCAGCTGCGATATTGTAGAAGGTGAATATGCGGGCTTCTATGCAAAAGAATATAAAGCTCAGCAGAGCGAGGATAAGAAATGGCACTGCAATTATCTTCTGAATATTCCGAATGATGACGGAACAGAGAAAGATAACTGGACAAAGAGACGCTTCAAAACATTTACAGAAGCCCTTGAAGAATCCAATCCAGGATATCACTTTGACTGGGATGAGCAGAAATTCAAAGGTAAAATTGCTGGCGGTCTTTTCAACGAAAGAGAGTATGAGAAGAATGATGGAAGTGTTGGAATAGCTACCAATTTGGCAGCCTTCTGTAAAGTCGATAAAATCCACTCCGGTGATTACAAACTTCCAAAAGACAAAATCTTAAGCAGCAATAATTCTTCACGCACTAATTCAGATGATTTCATGAGCGTTCCAGACGGTGCAGATGAGGAGCTGCCATTCAACTAATGGATATTTTCGATCAAAAAGAAGTCTTAAAGTCTTTCCAGATTCTTATTGATTCTAGGGAACAAGCGACCGAACGAGCGGAGAAGCGGTATAAATCCTTTTCCGCTTCATACAGTCGAGCAACATTGGATTATGGTGATTACACCTATAATGCAGTGTTGCCGAGTGGTGAGTTGCTGTTTGATACCAATAGCACAATTAAGCCACTCTGCGTGGTAGAACGAAAAATGAATTTAGATGAATTAGCTGCATGTTTTACCAGAGGACGCGAGAGATTTAAAAGAGAGTTTGAACGAGCATTAGATCAGAAGTGCAGGATTTATCTCATTTGTGAAAATTCGAGCTGGGAAAACCTTCTAAACAGTAAATATCGAAGCAAATTCAACTCCAATGCATTCCTGGCTTCTAGCGTTGCGTGGATGGTCCGATACAACATGAATGTGGTTTTTTGCAAGGAAGAAACATCTGGGAGACTGATAAAAGAAATTTTATACAGAGATTTAAAAGAAAGACTTGAAAGGGGTGAATTTGATGGATAAAAGCTTGTATGTTTATGTAGAATTAATAGATGCAGGATTCAGTGTGGAAACATTCAATAATGGAAAACAATTTAATGTGCGTGATAAAAACGGCATAATTCAGAGCTTTTATACTTCTGGAACAATCGTTGCTCACGATGTAAATAATAAGATATATTCCATTCGGGAAAAAACGGTAGTAGATTTCATTAATCTTTTAAACAATCCAGAGACGTTAAATCAGCTCATAGGAGTTTGCAATGAATGAATATCCAAGTATGTATGATGCGGCTATCGAATATGCAAAAAAAGGATTTGCTGTCTTCCCGTTAAAATACCGTGATAAAGTTCCGCTTACCCGAAATGGATGTAAGGATGCAACTACAGACGCGGCTCAGATAAAAGCTTGGTGGCAGAAATATCCAAATGCAAACATAGGTCTTGCGACTGGTTCAGTTAGCCAGAATGTTTTTGTAATTGATTTGGATATTGATGAAGATCGTGGAATAGATGGATATCATTCACTTGAAGACTGGCAGCGCGAACATGGAGACTTTCCAGAAACATGGACGGCTATCACGGGGCGCGGTGGATACCATTTGTACTATCGCGGAAATGGCAAAATAAAGAACCGGGCCGGAATTATTGATGGCGTAGATATTCGTGGAAATGGTGGCTATGTAGTAGCTCCTCCATCAATACACAAGAATGGCAATCGGTACGAGTGGGAATATTCTCCAGATGAATTTGAAATTGCAAAGGCTGATAACAATGTAGAATACTTCTTGAACCATGACGACCAGAAGCAGGGTACAACTTTTACCATGCCTAATATCGTGGCAGCAGGGCAAAGAAATCAGATGCTTTTTCGTTTTGCGTGCATGATGCAGGCGAAGGGAGCATCAGATCAATCAGTGTTCGCTGCTACCATGGCTGAGAATGAAAGCTCCTGCTCGCCTCCATTAACCGAACAGGAAGTTAAAGTCATTGTATCAAGTGCAACTAGGTATGACAAGGGAAAGCCCATTCACATTGACTCAGAGGGGGTTGCAACGCAAGGATGGAGGGAGCCGGAGTTTGATTTTACAGAAAAAGGAACAATGATTCAGAGCATTAAGAATATGTGTGAAGCCATTGAGTACGACCCTGATTTATACGGGCACATCAAATATAACGAGCTATCATACGCGCCCTTTGTTTGTGGAAGTCTCCCGTGGGAGCATGTAAACATGTATAGGGAGTGGAGCAATAGTGATGACAGTAATTTGAAGTCATACATTGAATCTAAGTACGGACTAAAGAGCCTGGAAAAGATCATGGAAGCACTCAATATCGTGGCGAATAGAAACAGATTTAATCCTGTTGTTGATATGCTTACTGACATTCATAAGAATAAATGGAATAAAAAGACCGGATATATCAGCAAATTACTTCCAGAATATCTGGGAGTGGAAGACACAGAGTATTCCAGGGAGTGTATGAAACTGTTTATGTTAGGTGCGATCAGCAGGGCATTCCATCCGGGGTGTAAGTTTGACTATATGCCAGTATTATACGGCACGCAGGGAATTGGAAAATCTACATTTCTGAGGCTCTTATCGCTCAATAACGCATGGTATAACGACAACTTCAACACAGTCGAGGGTGACAAAGCCCCGGAAAAGCTGCGTGGCATGTGGATGGTGGAACTGGCAGAGCTGCTGGCTACTAAAAAAGCAAAAGAAGTCGAGAGCATCAAAGCATTTCTGACATCCACAGTGGACACGTACAGGCCTCCATATGGACGTAGAACAGAGCAGAGACCAAGAGTGTGTGTTTTTGCCGGAACAACCAACAATGACCGTTTTCTGACTGACAGGACAGGCAATAGACGATTCCTCCCGATAGTCACAAGGAAGGATCATGTTCTGAAATCCATGTTTGATGATCCACAAGCCGTAGCGTCAGACTTTACAAACGCTTGGGGAGAAGCCATGGAGCTTTTTGAAAAGGCCGATAGAACGCCTAAGTTAATTCTTCCGAAGAATTTGCAGCAATATATAGAGGACAAGCAGGAAGAATTCATGGAGGAGGATGTAAGAGTTGGAATCATTCAAGAATGGTTAGACCATACAGCGGAGCCACGTGTTTGCGTCGCGATGTTATATGAACAGGCGCTGGGTAACGAGGGCCGCAAGCCCACAAGGTTTGAGTCCAATGAAATTCACTCCATCATGCAGAACTGTATTGACGGATGGGAAAGGGAAAATGGCGGAAAACGGGTGAGGTGCGGAAAGTATGGTCCGCAGATATGCTATCAAAAAGTCAGAAAATTAAGTGAATTTGAAAAAATGTGCCAGTGTGAGATACCATTTGAATGATTTTAGTTACGGCTAGTTACACTTAGTTACACTTTAGAAACACCCTCAAACCCTTATAAATACTGGATTTTTTACTTAGTGTAACTAATGTAACTAATATTTTACTATAAAGTATATTTTAATATTATATAAAAAGGTAATTATAAGGAAAATTAAATACTTATGTTACACGTTACACATTCAAGGGAGAAGAAATGGCAAGCGTAAGAAAAGATGATATTCCAATGATGGCAATGTTTATGCCTAAATTATGGGAATTAATAAAAGAGTTTTATCTGGTTGAACTCACGGATGAATATTCAAAAGCAGTTTATGATCGCTGTATGGAATTGATGGAAATATACCCGGATCCATTGGCAAGAGAATTTGTTTTAGCATTTTGTAAATTTATTGATTCCAAACAAAAGGAGTTGAGAAAAAATGTACAAACAGAAGTATAAAGAAGGTCAGCAGATTCACAAAGACATATATCTGTACATCTGCCGGTATATCAAAGAGCACCGGTACGCACCGTCTTACAAAGAGATTGCTGATGGCGTCGGTGTGTCAAATGCCACAGTGCTCCGCCACATGGATATGCTGCGAACAGATGGGTTGATTGAAACAGATCACCCGAAGACGCCGAGAGCATTCCGGTTGACAGGATATGAATTCGTGACAAGGAGGAAGAAGCATGAAACTGTATGAGCTGTTCAAAGGCACTGAATATGTTGGAGAGTTCACCCTTGACGAGATCATAAGCATCACAGGAGCGCATCGAAGCGCACTACTCAACAGCGTGGCGCGCGGTGTCCTCGTAAATGACTTGTGGGACATCTCTCCGGCTTATGATCGGACTTTAAACCGGAATGACGACAATTCATTGCTTAAGCAGTTTGAAGCCGTTGCAGGGCAGATTAGGAGGTGCGTGAAGCGTGAGCAGTAAGCTAAAGGCGAAGCCACGAAAGCAGAAATTTCCTCTAGCTCAGCCCAATCAGGCAGCCCAGGCGTTTGGGCGAGCTATGCAGAATTGCCACAGTCAGATCAAAAGCATGGAGAGAGAAGCTTATGAGAATGGATTCAACGATGGGGAAGATTGGGCTGATACGATTAATGTCGTTACGACCATGATGGCTCTGAGACGTTTATATGGCTTTTCTACGAAGCGTTTACTCACAGTCGTACAAACTGCCAATGAATACATCAAAATGGCAAATGAGGGCAAAATGAGCGTTCTGAGCATGATACAGGACATTGAAGAAAACACAGATGTAAGATTTGACGAGATGAATAAGAATCTGGTTAAGAAGATGGGAGTTTAAAATCATGTATCAACTGCACAATAGCGTGTCAGCTGCTTACATGGGGAAAGTGAGGATGGGAATGGAGAAATTAAAACCTTGTCCGTTTTGCGGAGGAAAAGCAGAAATGCTGGTTAACGAATATGAAGATTCAAGAAAAGAATATCTTGTAGCTTGTACAGAATGCGATGGAATGGTGGAACGCTGGAGAGAAACAGAGGAAGAAGCCGTAGAACAGTGGAACAGGAGAATAAGTGATGAGGAGGACGCGAAATGTTAATCAGAAGTCAGGATAAAAGCATATTAATCAATATGAACAACGTATCAAGCATAGAAGTGGGCGATGATAGATTAAGAATTTTTGCTAGTAATGGTGATGCTATTTATGATATTGGAGAGTATTCGACAGAAGCAAAAGTTATAAAAGTACTGGATATGATCCAGGAAGCCTATGCAGACGCAGAGTTGATTCCAATGACAGTGCCAAATATCGGAAAGATGTTCGCAGAAGCGTCAGCATCGAAAGAAAATGAACTTTTGGCTGAAGCTATTGGAGAAGTGCTTATGAATAAAATGGTCTTTCAGATGCCAGCGGATTCTGAGGTGAAAGTATGAGTGATAAACATAAAATATACGATTACATAAAAAGGACAATAAATCCTTATGGAAGACCTTTTGAGGGAACAGCTTACGAGTTGGGACTTAAAATCATGGATTATATCGAAAATATGGATGACGAGAAAGAAAACGGATGGATTCCAGTCAGTGAGAGATTGCCGGAAGACGAAAGAGAGTGTCTTGTAACTCTTGAAAAGATATATGGAACGCCTGAAATATCCATGGGAATTGCGAATTATCTGAGATTTGGGAATGCCGGATACTGGAATGAAAATAAATATGGGTATCTTGAATGGGATAAATATTCAGATGGGCATGGAGGAACAAAGATGTATAAAGTTATTGCCTGGATGTCACTTCCAGAACTGTATAAGGAGAACAAATCATGATTACATTCTTGCTAGGACTTACACTTGGAATCATAGTCGGAGTGGTTGGTCTTGTATGCGTAGCGATCATGTACGACAAGCATCATCCAGGCGAATAGAGAGGAAGCTATGAGAATACAACTTATAGATGTCGATGGACATAATTTTCCGAATTTGCCATTGATGAAAATATCGGCATGGCATAAGAAAAAAGGCGATTCCGTAGAATGGTACGACCCATTGACAGCATGGATAAATCCACCAGATAAGGTATATATGAGCAAGGTGTTTACGTTTACACCGGATTATCCACATCCTGTATGTGGAACAGAAATCATAAAGGGTGGTACAGGGTACGAGTATCCGTCTGGTGGGGAATCATTGCCAGACGAAATTGAACATATTTATCCTGATTATAGTCTTTATCCAGAATTATGCAAAGATACCGCTTATGGTTTTCTTACAAGAGGATGCCCTAGAGGGTGCGATTTCTGTATCGTAAAAGATAAAGAAGGAAAGAAAAGCTGTAAAGTATCAAATTTATCAGAATTTTGGAATGGTCAAAAGAATATAGTCTTGCTTGATCCGAACATGTTCGCTTGTACAGAATGGAAAAATCTATCTGAACAGTTGATAGACAGCAAAGCATATATAGATTTTTCACAAGGCTGCGATATTCGGATTATGACCGAAGAAAAGGCAAATTACATTAAGCAAATGAAAATAAAACAGATTCATTTTGCATGGGACAGATATGAAGATAAAAACATGATTATGCCAAAATTCCAGATGTTCAAGAAAATAACCGAATGGGATCGCAGAAAGATGCCTGTATATGTGCTGACAAATTTTAATACCACATTTGAACAGGATTTGGAAAGAGTATACACACTTCGGGATTTAGGGTATTGGCCCTACGTGATGATTTTTGATAAGCAAAACACAAAGCCTACCGATTCCGTCAGAAGGTTACAACGATGGGTAAATATGAGAGCTACGTTTGAAAGTGTAAGAAAATTTGAAGATTATACAGGATAGAAAGGAGAACGGTATGCTGACAAGGAATAAAAAGCTGAAAGACTACGGTATTCCGGCAGATGATATTGAAAAACTGAATACGATGCTGAAAGACTTCCCGGCAGAGTACGGATACCTGCTTTCCGGTGCCGCCTTGTCAGCTTGCCCGAAAAACACGGTGATAGCGGATATAGTTATCGAGAATATCTTGCACCGGAAAAGTTACAGGAAAATCAGTAAAGAAAAATATATCCCAATGAACCCGAAAGACTTCTACGGATACAGACGCAAGACCGTCGCTGTACTGTATGAGAGAATGCGGTTGTTGGGAGTATGGGAGGAAAAATAAATGAAAGAATATAAATGTCCAAAGTGCAATAGTAAAAACCTTTTTGTCAAGAAAGTTGGGAATAATACGGGATTGTATTGCGGGGATTGCGGTGCATGGATTAAATGGGTCGGGAAAAATGAGCTGAGAGCGTTTGAATATTTAACTAAGCAGAAACACGTAGACGATGCTAATAGCAAACAAGACGATATTGCAAGCATCATTTACGGCACTCTCGATCATATGTATTGCGATAATTGCAGATTCAATAGCGAAATTAAAGAAAGTGATAATGGTGAATGGAACTGTGATGAATGCCACAGAAAATATAATGGATGGGGAGTTTCCATGCAGGAAAGTAATAAAATTGCAAAAGAAATTTTAAAACAGTTAGGAGAATAGAATATGAGCAGACTAATTGATGCGGACGACTTAATTGAATATATCAAAATATGGGATATTGGAAATAGCATTAGTTCTGACCAGAAAGAATTTGTCGATTGTGTTAACAATCAGCTGACAGCTTTTGATGTGGACAAGGTTGTGGAGCAATTAGAGAATTATTTATTTGAAAAATATTGTGTAGAAGGAGATGCAACAATTGATGAAATTGTGAAAGGTGGTGGAGTTGAATGAGTAACGTATCAGTCGAAACATTAGAAAAGTTAAAAGAAAACATGGTAGGGAGAAGATACAAGCACTTTAAAGGAAGAACCTACATCGTAAATGATATTGCTGTTCATACAGAATCAGATGAAATTATGGTGATTTACAAGTGCTTTGTAGACCCATTTGTGACATGGTGCAGACCGTTAAGTATGTTTACGAGTGATGTGGATAGAAAGAAATATCCACATGTAAAGCAGAAGAAAAGATTCGAGCCACTTTCTGAGCAGGAGGTGAAGTAGATGATCGATTTGACAAATAAATGTGTATTAGTCAGAACGCATGAAGAGTACGAAAATATTCTGAAAGCAGCAAAGAAACAAGGATATAGATGGTACGGCGGAAAAGAAGTGTATCCATATCCTTTTGAAGAACAGCAGATCCCGGATATATTAAAGTTCTATAGCAATAAAGAACTAACAAGAAATGCCAGCCTTACACTGGGATATGAATTAGTAGAAGCATCAGACGTAATTGAATATGAGAAGAAGATCAAAGATGCTATAAACCTTGTCATGGCATTTACTAAAAACCCAGACAGAACATTGATTGACTCGTTTATTAAGTCCTTGAAGTTGCTTGCAGACACTGTAGAAAGTCAGATGGAAGAGGTGAAGTAGATGGAGAGATTGACACTTGAAGAACAGGGTTTGTTTGTGAGGCTGCCGTGTAAGATTGGAGATGATATTTATAAGATTCCGAGCAAAGTGAATTACGATTTAAATGTTCTGAATGGATATAAAGCAAATAACAGAGTGTATCATCAAAAAGTTTACAGCATTGTATTTTCACAAAGAGGATGGTTCGTACAGTGCGATAAAGACAGTATTTATGCCCCAAACGTTATTTGCGTTGACGTAGAATACGGAAAAACATGGTTTCTCACCCCTGAGGAAGCTGAGAAGAAGTTGGAGGAGATGAAGAAATGAATAACAAACCTGCACCAGACATAACCCCACAGCTCGCCATATCAGCATTCACAGTACTACATCAATATTGCAGCTCAATCAGTCCACATGACTGCATCAGATGTGCATTTTACGAACATTGCCCGGAATGTTTCATGGGGTGTCCGGGAGATCAGGACGAGGTAATAAGAAAATTACAAAGCAATGAATAAAATTAGAGAGTCGGTATTTACCGGCTCTTTTTTAGCGCAAATTACTCAAACATGTACCACAACTTTTCTGCTGACCTGTGATAGAATATACTCAGAAGTATTACTATGGGATTTTATAGCTTAATTCAGAAAGGATATGATTGGATGTTGATAGGATGGCAAATGATCAGAATTTAAATAATGGGGTGGCCACACAGTTTCGAACAGGCGAGGAACAGGCGAGAATTGCAAAAAAAGGTGGCATTGCGTCAGGTCAAGCACGTCGTCGAAAGAAAACCCTTTCTGAATTAGCAAAAATGATAGCCGAGAACCCTGCCCCGACTGCTGCAAAAAAAGAACTTACAAAAATGGGGATTGCTGATGAAGACGCAAATAACATGGCGGTCGTAGCAAATTCTCTGTATAAAAAAGCGGCAGATGGAAATATACAGGCTATCGAAAAATGGGAGCAGCTAACAGCAACTTCAAAAGACGATGATGAAAAATATGAACTTCCTGCCAGAGCGCTCGGCAAGGCATTCGTGGACATTAACCGACAGATTAAGCCCAATATTGAATATGTATTCGAGGGCGGTCGAGGTGGCCTGAAATCTTCATTCGTAGCTTTTAAGATTGTTGAGCTTATCAAGAATAATCCTCAGATGCACGCCTGCATCACAAGGCAGGTGGCTGGCACTCTGAAAGATTCCGTATATGCTAACATGAAATGGGCTATCAATGAACTCGGATTAATGGAAGAATTTGAATGCAAAGTGTCGCCACTTGAGATTAAATACATTAAAACCGGGCAGACAATATACTTCCGTGGTCTGGACGATGAAACCAAACTGAAATCTATTAAGCCAGAGTTTGGATACATCGGAATCCTCTGGAAAGAAGAAAAAGATCAAATGAAGGGAGATGCTCAGGAGCGTTCTGTTAATCAGTCAGTGCTTCGTGGTGGCGATGAATCCTATGATTTTTCATCATATAACCCACCAAAATCAAAATCAAACTGGGTAAACAGGATTAAACTGGTACCTAACCCGAAAAGAGTTATCCATCATTCAAGTTATCTGGAAGCCCCGGCGGAGTGGCTCGGACAGAAGTTTATTGACGATGCAGTGCATCTGAAAGAAATCAATCCAGAAGCCTATGAGCATGAATACCTGGGTGTTCCGAATGGTGACGGTGGAAACGTATTTGAATATCTGGAGATTAGAGATATTACAGACGAAGAGATCAGCCACATGGATCGTATTTTCGCTGGCGTAGATTATGGATGGTACCCGGATGCCTTCTGCTATCTCCGAACATATTACGATTCTGCCAGAGAGAAAATATATCTGATTGACGAATTGTATGTAAATAAATGGAGCAACTCCAAGACCGCTGATTGGATCAAGAAAAAAGGCTATGACGATTATACGATGATATGTGATTCTGCTGAGCCTAAATCCGTGAACGACTTCCGGGATGCCGGACTTCCTGCCAGAGGAGCAATCAAAGGACCGGGAAGCATCGAGTATGGTTTTAAATTCTTGCAAACAAAGACCATAGTCATTGACCCGAAGCGGACACCGAACGCATATAAGGAAATCACGGAATATGAGTACGATCGAGATAAAGAGGGAAATGTAATAAGTGGTTATCCTGACGGAAACGATCACGCTATATCGGCTCTCAGATATGCTTATGAGCCGTTGTTTAACAGGAGAGGTTACAGTGCATAATGAATAGTAAAGAAAACATATTTAAATGTTTGGAAATTCTGGACAAATTCCAGTTCTTCCAAGGGCAAAGAGCTGGAAGAGAATTGTGGAATGATAAACCATTAAAGATACAGAACGAAGATATAAAGAATTTCAATAGAGACATAGAGTTTATCAGAAGCGTGCTGAAATCAGCTAATTCAGGTGATTAAATGGGACTTATAACAACACTAAAAAGGTGGTTTAACATGATATTCAAAAAACAAGCTGAAGAGGATTTTAATATCCAGGCAGCAGAATTTCCAGAGATGGAATCACTGATTAACCGGTGTGCGAACATCTACAGAGGCGTACCGGAATGGTTAGATGATAAGGACAATATCAAGACGATTAATTTTGCGAAATCTGTCTGCTCAGAAACAGCTCGGCTCGCAACATTGGCGATCGGCATTCAGATAGACGGTTCCACAAGGGCTACGTGGCTACAGAAGCAGATTGACAAGGTATATTTCCAAATTCGTCACTGGGTAGAATATGGCTGCGCTTATGGAACGGTATTCATTAAGCCGAACGGTGAGAGCCTTGACATATTTACTCCGGCAGATGTGATGATTGTGGATTACGACAATCAGGAAATAAAAGGGATTATATTCAAGGATTCTTATACTGTTGGACGAAAATACTATACACGGCTTGAATATCATCGTTTTGTTGAAACCACCGTGGACGGCGTGACAACTTACCCATATTATGTTTCTAATAGAGCCTATGTATCAAAATCCCCTCAGTCAATTGGCAATAAGATTGACCTTAAACAGACCAAATGGGCTGATCTCATGGCAGATACGCCACCGATTCTCAAGGCAAACGGAGAAAAGCTGGACGGACCGCTTTTCGGAGTTCTACGGACGCCACAGGCGAATAACGTAGATATCAGTACACCACTTGGACTTCCAATATTCGCTGAAGCTATTGAAGAATTAAAAGACCTCGATATTGCATACAGCAGAAACGCCGGAGAGATTTTTGATTCGCAGAAGATTGTTCTGGCAGATGATAGGCTGCTGATGCCAAGCGGTACACCTGTAGCAGCCATGTCGCCACAGGGCATGGAGAACAGACGTAATGAGATGAACTTACCACACTTTGTCAAGAATGTATTCGGACAGGACGAGAAAGAATTCTATCAAGAAATCAATCCACAACTCAACACAGATACTCGTATAAGCGGCATAAATGCCCTTTTAAGCCAGTTAGGATATAAGATTGGATTCTCTAACGGATACTTTGTTTTTAACGAATCTAGCGGCATTCAGACGGCTACAGGAGTAGAAGCAGAACAACAGAGGACAGTACAGTTTATCAAGGATGTAAGGGATAAATTGGAATCCTGTCTGGACGAAGTTATTTACGCACTGAACGTTTACGCCGACCTGTACGGACTTGCACCTGTCGGAGCTTATGAAGTCAATTATGATTTTGGAGACATTCTCTATGTCAGAGAAAACGATCGCGCAAGATGGTGGCAGTATGTGACTACTGGCAAGGTTCCAGCGTGGCTG